ATGTGTGGGCGTTTTGCACAAGCTCAAACGCGTGAAGAATACCTGGCTTACCTGTCCGATGAAGCTGATCGCGACATCGCATACGACCCTGAACCTATTGGCCGATACAACGTCGCGCCCGGCACCAAAGTGCTGCTTTTGAGCGAACGCGACGAGCAGCTGCATCTTGATCCGGTTTTTTGGGGTTATGCGCCCGGATGGTGGGATAAGCCGCCACTGATTAACGCTCGCGTCGAAACCGCGGCCGCAAGCAGAATGTTTAAACCTCTGTGGCAACATGGCCGGGCGATCTGCTTTGCAGATGGATGGTTCGAATGGAAGAAAGAAGGTGACAAGAAACAGCCTTATTTTATCCATCGGGCAGACGGTCAGCCGATTTTTATGGCGGCGATCGGCAGCACACCGTTTGAGCGAGGCGATGAGGCAGAAGGTTTTCTGATAATAACGTCTGCCGCTGACAAAGGCCTAGTGGATATTCACGACCGCCGGCCCCTGGTCCTATCGCCAGAAGCGGCCCGGGAATGGATGCGCCAGGACGTTGGAGGGAAAGAAGCGGAAGAGATTGTATCTGACGGCTCTGTACCAGCTGAGATGTTTATCTGGCATGCTGTGACCCGTGAAGTAGGAAATGTAAAAAATCAGGGGAGAAAATTGATAGAACAAATAGATATATAATCTGATGTACTTTTGATGTGTACTTTATATTTGGTTCAATATTATCTCACTTTAAGAAAGAAATATATTTGCAGCCATCGGACCACTAAGCCCATTTATACGATAAAATTCAACACGAACGCCAGGTTTTAACGTTTGGCTTTCATTATTTCTTAATGCAGAAATATGTAAAAAAACATCTTTCCTGCCATCTGATGGGATAATCAATCCCTTTCCGCTCTTGAAGTCAAAACTTTTGACAATTCCTGTCATTTTACGAGACAAATATTTTCCTAATGGCAATCCAGATTTGACTATACAGGATTGGTTAATAATAGCCAATCCTATTTTATTGGCCTTCCGGAAGGCTAAAATAAAATTTGCTTAATCATTCAGCACGTGCCTTAATGGTTTGACTGATTCGTTGCGATGATGAATCTAACTTTTCCAAAAGCCGTTCTCATAACCAGGTGTTATCTCTGATACCTCCTCCTCTTGAGTCCATACATATACCAGCATACGTTTCTTATCATGAGCTTGCTTGTCAGTTGAAATGTTCAAACGGAGTTTGTATGTCATCTAAAATCATAGGTCTTGTTAAGTGGTTTAACGAAGATAAGGGGTTTGGCTTTATCTCCCCACTCGATGGAAGTAAAGATGTTCTTGTTCACACTTCTTCCCTGCGGGGAGAAACATTTAATACTCTTTTTGAAGGACAAAAAGTCAAATTCGCTATCATAGCTGGAACTAAAGGTCCAATCGCTGCCAATGTGACACTTTGCGATAGATAATTTTTAGATGGTTTACTTAAGCCAGCATGACTTTATCAGTGAAAGGTGATGTTCGGTTACTCACATCATTACAACAGGCCAGCATATTTACTTACCATCAAGTTTGCTGACCGATGTGATGAAATGCAGGACTGCTGCATGAACAGTCTCAAAGCAGAAGCTAACTGCTTATAAAATACTAAAGTGCGTAAGAGGTTAGGCAGCCTCCAAAAGCATCACTTCTTATTTTTTTATTAATTTTTTTAGAAGCGCTGGGGAGATTTGAATAAAGCACAGCAGTATGGGCACACCAATTGAGCCCCCTTTTGTACACGATTGTAACTATGTTCGGAATCTTTTGAGCAGTTTGGACATGGGCATTTTACTAAATAATTTCGGCGGAATTGAGTGTTTTTACGTGCTGACATAGACTTCTCCAGTTCAAATGGACCGTTACAGTACACGTTAAGTCAGTATAATGCTTGTTTTAATTTCGAAAGAGGCAAAAAAATGAACAAACAGCCCCCTTTCGAACACCTGCAGGGGCTAAAAGCCCTAAAAATACATGGTGATATATGAAAAAAGTAATCATTTTTTTTAATGGTAAGCCAAGTAAAGTTATCACTGTGCTTAAAGGTGTGACATCAATATGCGAAGAATATCCTAATGGAGAAGTGATAAACCTTCAGATCATGTCAGCAGGTTTTCCTTCTTTAACAGGTGACCATGAAGTGGTCTATGTGGCTTCAGATCGAGAGCTTACCTCTCAGGAAATATTAGATGCGGCGCAGAAGTATCTTTGACGCTTGGGATTCAACGCCAACATTCATGAAATCATTATTATAACTACGTTTAATTATTATAGCCTGCTTAACGCAGGCTTTTTTTACCCCCACACAAACATTTATAATTAAGACGTGTACATCCAACGCCATGGCAATATGACTTTATTGCTGAAGCAACCATAAGGCTTCCATGAAAATCCTACATTACACAGTATTAATAGTTATTGAAGCCCCATTCTCAGATAATAATATCAACCCTCTTATCTTAGGTCTCTTGCATGACCGAAACTATTCAAATAAGTCAAACCGAGGCGTTAAACTACCATCCCATGCATTCATTGGTTCAGAGGGTCAGGCAGTTTTAGAGTGGGAATCTGAAAAAGATGGAGCAGAAAAACTAAAAAAAAGACTCTACCAGATGCTGCATGGAATTACACGTTTAGAAGAGTCTCCCACAGCAATTTTTCTAATGATTTGCCCAGAAGATAAAACCTTAACCTTTGTTTCAAGACTTAAAGTAAAAAAATGAACATCGATATTTTAACCTTCACCATCTGAAAATACCGTGACCGTGAAAACTGCGAAAGAAAATCATGAGGCACATCAGTAAATTTTGTATCATTTGCTAAGCATTGCTGTTACATTCGGTTTTATGATGAATCCTCCTCAGCGGCAGGGCTAACTAACCTGATGATTTGTATATCAAGCGGCTCATCGTGAATTTCTGAAGCAGCGAGTCACGAGTGGTTAGCTCAATGACTCACCGGGAGGCACCCGGCATCATATCCATAAGCCCCTGTATAATTGCAGGGGCTTATTTACATTACAAAAGCATAGCAGTAGACATATTACTCTTAATACTCATAGCCGATAATTAGGTTCGAATGAATATACCGTTTAAAGAATCATCTAACTTTTATTAGGTCTGAATACCTCGTAGTATATCGTGGAGATAACATATCCCGTTTCATCTGCCATTGCTGCTGTATGCCCTGCCCGGCAAAATAAAGCGTTCCCTTTCCATCTTTCGCGTTCAGATAATCCAGAACTTCCATCAACCTATCGCTACCAGCGCGCGGCGCGTTCTCGTCGAACAAGTTGAGCTGAGCCACACCATGGCTAAAGAAGTCACCCAGCATAATGCCGGCTTTCTGGTAACGGTGTCCGTCTTTCCAGATTTTGTCCAGGCACTTTACCGCGGCGTTAATGATGTCGCGTGAATCCTGAGTGGGGGTAAGAAGCTTGATGGACGCACTGTTACCATAATACGGCTCGTTAAGCGCAAAGGGAGAGGTTTTCACGAACGCAGAGATAAACCGGCAATACTGGTGCTCACCACGAAGCTTTTCAGCACCACGGGCCGCATAGCTGCAGATGGCCTGACGCATCTGCTCATATTCTGTGACGCGTTCACCAAAAGACCGGCTGCAGACGATTTCCTGCTTAGCTGGTGCAAACTCCTCCAGCTCGAGGCATGGCTCGCCGCGCAGCTCCCTGACCGTTCGCTCGAGTACCACGTTAAAGTGCTTGCGGATAATCCAGGTGCTTTGTTCTGAGAGGTCCAAAGCCGTTTTGATGCCCATGGCGTTAAGCTTCTTACTGATGCGCCTGCCGACGCCCCAGACGTCCTCCACCGGAACCAGAGCAAGCAGTCGGCGCTGGCGATCGAGATTGGACAGGTCCACTACCCCGCCTGTTTGCCGCTGCCATTTTTTGGCTGCGTGGTTTGCCAGCTTAGCGAGTGTTTTAGTCTGCGCTATACCAACACCGACTGTCAGGTGCGTGCGCTTCAGAACCGTCGCACGGATCTCTTTGCCGAACTCCGTAAGGTCCCGGCAGTTGCGAACACCAGTAAGATCGCAAAAAGCCTCGTCAATGCTGTAAATTTCGACGCGGGGGCTCATTTCCTCCAACGTTGTCATCACCCGGTTGGACATGTCAGCATAGAGCTCGTAATTACTGCTGAAGCAAACAACACCAGCGCGCCGGAATAGATCCTTTTGCTTGAAGAAAGGCTCTCCCATTGTAATTCCAGCGGCTTTAGCCTCGGCGCTGCGCGCGATTACGCAGCCGTCATTATTCGAGAGAACGACAACCGGGCGCCCTCTCAGGTCAGGCCTGAATACGGTCTCGCAAGATGCATAGAACGAATTCACATCACAGAGCGCAAACATACTCAGCTCGCCGATTTGACGATGAAAGTAACAACGCCGAAAACGTCCAGCGTATCTTCGCTGCCTACAACAATCGGACTGTAGGCGCTATTCATTGGGATGAGTTGGACTGTCGGGCGTAGCTGCAGGCGTTTAACAGTAAATTCCCCTTCCACAGCGGCGATGACAATGTCACCGTGCTCAGCTGTGCGCGAGCTGTCCACCACCAGCAGATCACCATCGCTGATCCCGGCTTCGATCATTGAATCACCTGCGGCTTTGACGAAATAGGTGGAGCTCGGATGAGCGACAAGTAACTCATTGAGATCGATACGCTGTTCAACGTAATCAGCTGCGGGGCTTGGGAAACCACACTGAACTAAGTCACTGAAAAGCGGGAGAGCGATAATTTCTCGCAGTTCTGTTGGCCTGATGAATTCCATTGCACACACCTCAAATACTGTTTTTATATACAGTAGTTTTATTTGTAAGTGTCCGCAAGATACAGGCCCTATCGTCACTGCTTAAAGCTTCGCCGTTTCGTTTGTAAGTTTCTCTCTCGTTTCGAATTATCTCTTTTGTAAATTTTTCGATAATGGCAGCGTGTAAGCAGACCCGAGTGAGACATAGCCAGTTGAGTACCTGCACGGGCTGCGGCTGAAAGCTAAGACTTCATGATTCCGCTATTTTTAGCTTAAGCTCCTGGAGCTCTTTCTGTGTTGTCTCTAACTGTTTAATGACGTAGTTCAATGCCAGCACGGTATCAAGCAGCAGCACGTTACTGTCCAGCGCTAAAGTACCCGCCCCGCGAACAATCTCACCCTCTTCATTTTCGCACGGGCTACCCGGAACCTCTTTCACATAATCCGGATCGATCTGCATGACATCCTGCGCTATAACACCGCGACGTACTCTGCCTTCATCATCATTTTTATAAATGAACGTAGAAGGTTTCAGGGCTTTGATATTGCTGTAGGACTGACGGCCATCATTGTAAGTGATCTCTTTTTTCAGCGAGGCATCTGATGTTGGCTGTTTAGAAAATATATAGTTACCAATAAAGCCGCCATTACCTGAGACAGCAATATCGCCTGTGGTCAGGCTGAAGGCAAAGATACGAGTACCTGCCGAGCCACCGTCCCCGTGAGTAACGATCTGTATCTCAGGCCAGTTTGCCGTGCCGCCGCTGATTGAACCCATAGCGGTAGTAGCATGATAACCTCCTGAGCTATATGTACTCCAGCGCAGCGCTGGAACATACCCTGCATCGTTAGGTGTTACCAGGTTAGTACGGGAAAATGCATTATTAACGTTGTTCTGGTCATTTATATCGAGATAACCGCCACCACCACCGAGACCCGGAGCAAGGTGACAATTAGCCTGATATATGCCACGAGGAGTCCAGCGGAAATCAGCATTTGAGCTTATACCGTCATAGAGATTCATTTGCACGCGGGATAAATCAGTTCCTGAACCACGTACAGCGCCTAGCCTCCAAGTGCCAGCATAGTAATTACCAGAAAGCCAATTAACATAATTCTCAACCGGACCGTCTGAAGCAACGTTACCCAAAGTAATAGCCTTATTTCCGCCAGACCCTGAAGCAACTCCCACTATGTTTCCTGCAGATGCAACAACGCCACCAGTAACAGTCCCACCTGCTTTACCTTCTATTGTCTCAAGACGCGCATCGTCCCCTGCTGCCACCGTTCCGGCCTCTGTTCCAACGTTCCTGGTGGCGCTGTCTCCTAAACCGAGGTTTGTGCGACTCCCTTCTGCAGTCGTTGACCCTGTACCTCCCTGCTCTAAAGGCAGGGCACCATTAGTACCTTTCTGGGCCAGTTTGCCGATACCAGGGATAGTTACGGAGGTTCCGTTGATCGTAACGGCAATGTTCTGGTTGGCTGAGGTTGTTGCGAACGTCTCCCACGCGCCAATGTTCTCGTCATACTCTTTGATAAGCTGCGACATCGCCTGTGCCAGTCCGTCGACAGAGATATTGTCGGACACCATGATTCCATACTTCTGGCCGCTCAACACCGGGGAAGCAGCTGGCGTAACCGTCATTGACGTGGCGCTGTTCACGGATGAAATCTGGAACATCTGAACCGGGTTAGACATGACGATAATCGTCTGGCCAGCGCGAACCTGGCTGGCTGGTGCCGTCCAGTTTGTACCCGTCCCGGTAGCGGTATTTCCGTTGATAGCAATGGTGCCAGTGTTATAAAGCATGAACTACCTCACGATAATAACGATCGTTTAAAGCGATCAATAATGTAAAATTGATCGCCCTTATCAATCTGACTATTGTTTAAACTCAAATAAAATGGATATTTCCGCAGATACAGGAATGTAGAAATGAAACAATTATTTGCCGTGGCACTTTTGCTGGCGGCTGGCTGTGCCAATAAAGACAGAGACTATGCCTTCAAAATGGATTACCCGGTGGATGCGGCGCGCATATCTCTTGGGGGAGATATTCATGTGAATATTGACTGCGCCACGAGGGAAGTTAACGTAATTTCAGATAGCAGTAATGGCATTTTCAGCCGACATATAAATAAGCGGATCAGCAATATCTGTTATAAGAAAACAGATAAGCTTGATGTCGTATACCACTTCGAACCTGCAAAAGGTGTGAAGCAAGACATGATCGCTACTCAGTACCCACGCGTCCCGCCGGTATCAAATTCCGACAAACTGAGCGATGGGAATTCGTAACCCTCGCCCCTGAAGTGTCTGGCTCCAGTTGCGCTGATTTTTTGTGATGTACCTCCCCTGCAGCTGTGAGCCTGTCCATTTGAGTACGATCCCTGAATAACCAACAACCGTACCGTCGTCACTGAGGTTACCAGGGCAGTTGTTAACCAGAATCCACGGATTAAAACTCAGGTTTACTGCAAAGGTATTGTTCTGTAGATCGTAATTGGCCGGCACGTCGAAAAAGCCCACCACGCGAGGCATTTTTGATGCAGAAGCGGCGCTCCAGATAAGATTCCCGGCATTATCGAAAACATCCAGATAACCGCTTTGCATTCCAACGTTTCTTGACGTACGTATCATGCTGCCTGCATTGTCTTCATGAAGGTCGGCACCGGGCAGGCCATACTTATTAGTATCCAGTTGCAACCAGCGTAAGGTTCCATCATTCCAGAACTGCGGCTGGGTAAAGCCCAGTGTGCTTCCGTTTCCAAAAGGACTATCCACACGGTAATGTCCTTTGTCAGTCACTGCGCCGAGCACACGCTGATCATAAAAAATGGTGGACCTGTTTTGCGAATCGACGAGCAACTTCCCGGCACTGTTGTAAACTTCGAATCCGCTCATTGAAAGTTATAAACCTCAACTGTGAAAGTGAATGCAGGACTACCAGTGGTCGGTAAATAGAATGCAGTGAAGCCGCCATTAAAAGCGCGGCAGTAATATTCATTTGCAGTTACGTCAGTTGTTACAATGGATATAAATGAACCATCCTGGGTTATACCGGAAAATGAAACGTCTTTCGCCGTTTCCCCGGCAGCAAATGTTACTGTTGTGCTTCCAATATAGCGGATAGCATAATCACTTAAATCAACAGCAATACGTCCGACGCCGTCCCAGCATTGCAAACCCTGTGGCATTACCATAACCCCATTCTGACGCGCAGCACGTTGTTGCTGTCGTAGATTTGAATGAGCGTGCTCGATATCAGCATCCTTCCGCCACCGCCCACACCGTTAATTTCAAACGTTCCCCCTTTATCAAGTTTCCAGCCGGCTGATCCAGCCACATAGTTATTGGATTGAATAAAGTTGCCGATTTTGGCGTTTTCAATGGTACCGTCCTGAATGAAGCTGGCCCTGATGAACGTCTGCCCATTCTGAATTACAAACGGCAAAGCAACGCTGTTACCGGCCGCAGTAGTCACGGCAAAACGGTCGGCCAGGAAGATAACCTGCGACTGCATCCCGGATGGCGTATTTTCCACCCCGATCCCCATTCCAGCGGCGTAATACTGCCCATTGCTCGTTACCCCAACCTTGATGTTGTACATCGCGCTGAGTTGACCGTTTACGTTCGCAATAGCCTGGGCGTTGGTTGTTATCGCCGCCGTATTACCGTTTATGGTCGCAGTGATGGCGTTTATCTGCGTCGCCGTGGCCTGCTGATAATTCGAAACCGTCTGGCTCAGACTGTTGATGGATGCCGTATTACCGTTGACGTTCGTCTGCAGGCTCAGCAATGCGCGTGCCGTTGCCTCCTTGTCAGTGACGATCACCTCATCAATACGGTCCAGCTGTGCGCTGTTACCGGCAACCGAAGCCGACAGGGTTTTACGCGTGGCCACCTGGGCAAGATTGGCCTGGATTATCGCAATTGCCGAGTTCTTCACGCCTCCCGTCATTCCGTCCATCGACACAGAGATCTCGTCTATCTTCAGTTCGGCCTGCGCCAGCCCGTCAGCGTTCTCCTGGATGTCTTTCGCCTGCTGTTCGAGTTCGTCGGCGTGGTTTTTGATTTCGTCAGCCATGCCAGCAATTGTTTCATTGCTGTCCACCGCGTTCTCGATCAGGTCTTTGAAGGTATCCGAGTCTTTAATTTCCTCCAGGATCACATCGGTGATGTCGGAAACATCGATACTGGCCTGTCCTCGCACCCATTCTGTGTACCCTGATTCGTTGCCGCTGCGGTCCACCAGCTGCGCGCGGTACCAGAAAATCTGCCCAGCCTTAAGGCCCATCTGCTGATATTTGCGCTGCGGGTAAGGCACATCGGCCAGCAGCATCGCATCGTCTTCGGAACCGGTAAGGCTGTACTGAATTTCAGTCTTCAGCGTGTCGTCGGTATTCGCCGGGAATCCCCAGTTCAGCTCGATACCGAATACCACGTTTTCAGAAGCGATGAAGCCAACCGGCTTCGGTGGGTTGCCCACTTTACCCGTCAGCGTTTTCTCTTCTGAATAGCCCCATCCGGATGAAATTTCTGCGGCATTGATTGCGCGCACGCGCACTAGGTAGCGCCCGGCATAAATCCCGGGGACGTCGAATGACGTGGTGGAGCTGCGCGGCACGTTAACCCAGTTCACCGCTCGCCTGGGTAGCAGTCTTCGCCGTGGCGTTCTGCTCAATCAATCGGGCGCCCAGCTGCACCATGTAATCGCGTTTGCTGTCCATGGCCTCTTTAGCCAGCATGTTCGGCTGCGCCTGGGCATAGCCAAACGAGCCCTCCTTGGGAAGCAAAAGCGGTGATCGGGAACCAATTTTCACCCCCTTCTTCTCGAGGTGATCGCGCCAGCCGGTATCGAGTCCAGTCATGTACGGCTGCACCTGGCCACAGAACCACACGCTGTCCTCATAGTCAGCACTGTTTCGGTAATGACCGTGATTTATCTCCACCAGTGCAGCCAGCGGTGAATCATCAATAGTGGGATCGTTGTTCTGAGCGCCGACGAAGGTAAACGGAATTTCATCCCAGTAGTCCTTTCCTTTCGGCTTAGGGTGGTACTCACTGTCAACGGTATAGGTTCCGCTTGCGGTGCCACCAGCCCGGAGCCATACCCGGCAGATAAACCGCCCTTCTTCCAGCGCCAGTTCGCGATACTGGATTTCATCCTTGTACGCGTAACCATCTGGCTCTTCTACGCATTCGCGCAGTACCACCAGCACCAGCTGATCGCGTCCGTTAATACGCTTTGTTCGCCAGTTAATGATGTTCTCTGCCGGGTAGCGGAGGATGATTGCTTCGTCGGATTCTTCAGCGTAATCGACGTAAATGCCCTCTCGCGCAACTTCCAGCACGTTCTCGGCCACCAGCTGCGACTGCTGGTAGATACTGGTGCCGGCCCCGTCAGCATTGTCTAACAGGTATTTGAGCTTCTCCGGGCCGTTAAAGGTGGGATCCTTTCGATATGCCATGCCAAGCATGCCGATCTTCGTATTACCTGCAATGGCGTAGAACACCGCACGGCTTAGATAGTCCTCATTGCGCTTGCGATTGCGTGTGGATTTATCGGTTGGGTCGAGATACGGCAGATACTTATTACCCGCCGCTTTTACAGCCTCAGCTCCTTTGCAAAAGTCCCTGTATTTCCGCCAGGCAGCAGAAGCCGCCCGGTGTTCTGGTCGAACCCAGGTGATATCGTCGTTTGCCATATCAGAAAGTAGTGTCCATGGTGATTGAGTATGCCGGTTTCACGATCGGGTAATCCTTCACGATGAAGTACCCACCAGCATCATTGGGGTGATCGTTATCAGCTGATTTGTCCGGTTCGCCATTAGCCGCCCAGATTTGCTGCTCGAGGCTCTCGGTGTAAACCGGACAGTTCTGGACGTTCACCAGATATCTGCGTTCGCCGTTGGCGTTGCAGAACATGGCGTTCATTGAGTTGATACGGTCTTTAACCGGCGGGTTGGCATCATCAACAATAACGCTGAATCCGGCATCTTTGAGCTGGGCAATATCGGTCTTACTGGCGTTCTGGGATTTTCGAGAGTCGCCAGAGGCATCCGGATAGATGTAAATCTCCCGGTTTTTAACGTAGCGACCATCCTCGTAGCGCCAGAACTCTTCCTGAATGCGCTTAATCATCGCCGGCGTGTCGTAGACCTTCACCAGCTCGCGAACCGCGCGCGGCAGGCCGTTACGCTTAACGTGAACAATCGCGGCCATTTTCCCAACGTTGAAGTCCATACCGATAAATAGCGGATCCCCGTCCTGAATCTCGTCAGAACAGTTATTCAGCTTGCGGTTAAATGTGTGGTAAATGGTCCCGCTGTTAAGGTTGGTGAATTTCCCTCGCAGGTATGCCTGAATCAGTTCATCCGGATAAGAACTCAGCAGCGACGGGATGTAATCAGGCGGTAGGTTCTTCGCATTGTCGAACGTGCTGGCCTGAATCAGTCCATACAGGGCCGCCAGTTGGGGCTTCTCCCGTACTGCCTTCACGAATTGCTGGTAGACGAACTTGAAACCTTCCGGCGTTGTCGTTACATCGATGCCGTTACGTAGCCCATCAACCTTGTAACGCATACGGGCGATGATTTTTCGCCACGCCTGCTGCGCTTTGGCAGCCGCCATGACGTCCAGCTCATCCACCATCGCATTACCGATTTTGAAGCCAACTATCGAGCCGGGCTTCTCCATTGAGCGGCAGATTGTGGTCCCGCGGAACCGTCGCCCCTCGTAGAAGTGAACCTCTTTGTTCCCCTCGTTGATTTTGACGCTCAGCCCCCAGTCAAAGGCCACCTCTTCAATCGTCGGGTAGAAGATGTCACGAATCTGCGGGTATGTCGGCGCGAAATAGCCCTGGTTGATTTTAGGGTGCTCCCACATCCCCTTACAGATGCCGCCACAACCCACCCACGTCTTACCGGAACCGAACCCGGCGACATAGGCTTTGAATTTGTGCTGCATCGCGAGAAAGCGCGCCTGAGGAATGTTAAGTGTCGGGCTGATCCCCATCGTCTGCCCTCGCATCCACTACGTTGATATTGATTGCAACTGGCGTTGGTTCATCGTCCTCACCATCACCGGCCAGCTCTTTGCGGAGTTTCTCAACCTCCAGCTGCCGGCGTTCGATTTCAATCTGCTGCAGGCGCTGCGCGAATTCGCTATCGGCCAGGCCAAGGCGCTTCATAACAGCTTCAAACATGCGCTCGCGGCTGATTGCTGTGATTTCGACGCCATTTTTGCCGACCTTTACACCGGAGTAAGCGAGTCGAGAAGCTGCCGGGAGTTTGCGCGTATCGGGGAAATAAGGCTGGCCAATGCCGTCGCCATTGCAGCGTGGGCATTCTGGATTGGGCTCTCGGGTGTGGTCGTAACCGTAACCGCCGGAATCTTCAGGTTCACGTCTGTCACGCTCAACAGCCTCGAGTCTTTTCTCTTCAAACTCAACTGCATCCCGCCACTGGTAGTGGTGACCGAAGCCCCAGCAGTAACGACACGCACCGCGGCGATACTGCGAAAGCTGGTTTGCGTCGAAGGTGGCGAGTTGCCACATCTGCGCGAGCACTTCATCGGCACTGCCTAGCGTGCGCGCAATGGAGGCTTTTTGCTGCTGCGCAATTGCCTGCGCAACGTTAGGATTCGCTATGAGCTGACGACCGTAGTTTGGGTCACTATAACCAGCACGTGCAGCGGCGGCTGTGGCGTTGTTGTCCTTCAGGTACTCCGCGACAAATAAGCGCTGCTGAGCAGTAAGTCCATCATCATCCACCAGCACATTTGCGCTTTTATCTTTCTGCGCAGTGCGCACTATCTTTCGCGCGTAAATTTTTGTATTTTGCGCAGTAGCTTTCTTGATATAGCGGCGAGCAGTTACATAATTAAGGTTATGTGTCTCGCACCATTCCTTAGGGGATATGCCAGTAGCAGCGTGATCAGACAGGAACCGCTTCTGCAGCTCGCCCCAGTCCGGCTTAGCCATTGTTACCTCTAAACTGATTGAACTTTAGACGTCACTCACAGCTTCAGTATTTGAAGCAATGAAGTATTTTTCTCAAAGAAATCTTGAAATGAGGATTTAAGCTTATGATATATGTATAATTACGATGACGTACAGAAAATCAAGGCCAATCTCGAGTGGATAGTGCATCAAGCCTCTGCCCGGTCTCATTTGCGCACTGAGCATGACCAATTAGTGATTTCCGATCTAATGGAACTAATCCAGACATATGAAACGCTTCTGGACCTTGTAAGCCAATTTGGTGCTTCCGTCTTAAATTCGGAAATCATAGCGGGTCTATCAATCACAGAGGAATTCATTGCTAAAGTTAAGAGGAATGAGGGTGCGATGTGAGCGACAAACACACTGTGAGACGATTGATTCGTGTATAGAAGCTTCAAACTGGTGGATTACAGTTTGAAGCTTGGGTTATTTAATTGCCGTACAGCCGATTGAAAAGGGCATTTTTTATCGCATCAGAATCAATCGGATCCAGGTTTAACCAGGTCAATGTCTCACGATTCTTTTCTGCATTGAAATCTGAAAACACACCATGGATATCACCGCTATCAGGTGAGTAGAGAACAGCAATATTCTGTTCTGGACAACTGTGTGGTTTACATCCTGACAGCGCAATATACTTTTTGCCCGCAACTGTTACTTCGGTTGATGGCGTGCTCGTGCCACCACTTTTTACCCATGCAGGTAGTTTGTTTTTACTAATCAGCTGGGAGTAGCTTTTAGACGTGCTTTTTGCACTGGCGAAGTCAGAAAGAGACTGCCCCTCGTCGGCAAGAGCACTGAAAGATACAAAAGCCATAGCAGCGATAATCACTTTACCTTTCATGTTAATCCTCACTCCATAAAGACATCTCAACACTATACCTTATCGGCTACTATGTCAGCCCTACAGTTAGCTAGCGGATTCCATATTACTGCCTATCCCAAGTGATTAAGTCAGAATCATCCTAATAGCTACCGCTTATGCTTGTTGATTACGGACTGCTTGCCAGACTATTCAAGACTCTGATGAGGAGTTTGCCAACTCCAAGGAAACATCCATAAAAAGAGCAAGTGAAACTGAGACTCTGGTAGCCCTCCTTGTGAGGGCATTTTTTTACAATGCTGCGCTTCGCTTGTTAAATATTGAGTCTTTTCTACAATTTAATAGTGCTTTGCTATGTCAGGTAAAGCCGTCGTTCAGGAATACCCGTGTGCTCAAGGACGAGCCATCCCTAATTCTTTCTTTCCAACTCGATCTGCCTTATGCCAGCGAAATTATTGTTGCCCTTTTCAATTACAGCCAGTAGCGGCTTAATCCACAATACTGCCTGGCAGTACGTCATGGAGTTGGTGGCAACGGCACGATCATCGGCTGTGTCAGGTCCATTGGAATCGGTGTGCATGGCGCTGGCACGTAAACGGTGCGCGTATTTGAGCAGCCCACCAGCAATGTCAGCAGGAACAGGCAGATCACAGGTTTTTTCACGGCGGAGAATCTCCCGGTATTCGATTACGGTTTCTTCGGTGCTGGTGTCAATCAGGGAGTTGAGCCTATTGGCATGTTCTGCAACCTGATTGAATCGATTGAAGTTGAATGCCTGGGTAGCGATAACCTGCCCCTGCAGAGAATTGTCACTTCGCAGAACGTCGTTTTCGCTTTGAAGATTACTGGCCTCCGAGCAGCTCCGAACGAGGGCAACCGAAAGGCCAGCAATAATGACAACGCCGATAATACCCGGATTAATTTTCACTGGTCTATCCCCCAGCACGCCAGCGCACTTTCCTGGTCTCGCCGTTCTACCTGACCGTAGCAGCCGTTCTTCTGACCTTTAGTCATACTGCAATCGCGACCACCGTCTTTAATCCACCAGCGGATTGCCTCGCATGCCCCGCGGCGGTCACCGGCATTAATGCGCTTATAGAACGTGGACGGGAAGCACTTACCTGGCCCGATGTTGTACGGGCAGAAAGAAGCTATCCCAGCTTTCTGAGGTTCGGTAAGCGGTACCGTAATATTGCGATCAACCCACGCCAGAGCCTTATTGCGTTCGATGGCGTTCACCTGATTGCATTTGGCCTGAGTCAATTTCATGCCCTGCACAATCGGTTTACCATCAACCATCGTTGCGCCGCGGCAAATAGTCCAGATACCGCCGCCATCTTTGTAGGCCGTGAGGCTGTTACCCTCTTTCTCATTCAGAAACTGATCGAGAATGACGGATGCAGGAGCACCAGCCAGTACCAGCCCCAGAACTACAGTACTCAACTTTGCTCTGGATCCCATCACTCACCTTCCTTTTGTAATGCCTCAACGACCACGCTTGCAGCGGCAGGACGCTCTTGAAGGGGTTTATCACCAACGCCTTTCAGGTAGTCATTGACCATTTTTGTTCGCTTCTCATCCTCTCTACGCCTACGGTTTGCATCTACCCGCCCGTTAATGTACGAGGCTAGCGAGATAAGCAGACCAGCAGCGCCAAAGAACATGAACACCAGATCCTGAGTGGTAAATCCAATGGCTGACGCCAGAGCTGCTACCCACGCGAAGAACTGCGTGAAGATGTTCCCTGAATCATTCATTTTCATGGTCTCTCACCTCGCTAGGTGCGGGTGCTGATTTTGGAATAAAAAAGGCCGCCAATCGGCTGCCTTGTGAGGATTGAAATCTGCTGCAGCTTCCTTCTCCTGAGAAGTGCAATAAATTAAATAATCCTTAAGAAGAGCTATTTAACCCCTTAAAATAATTAACTTTTCACATAGTTTTTAAATGTTATCATTTGCGTTAAGTTAATGACTTATCCTCGTAGGGAAAAAAGAGATACAAGCTGGTAGCACTGGCATTATTCATGCGGAGAAGATTGATGTCGTTCTCCGCACTTTTTTTGTGCACTGAGCTAGATATCAAATGTCCACCAGCTATTACATTAGTGCCAGAAACATGATCAGACATTTAGCCCCCTCTTTCTTTGGCTACCCCATTCAGAAAATTTGAATGGAGAGAAAAAAAGCCCGCTCTTTTGAAGCGGGCCAATGAGTTGACTATTTGTAAGGTAGGTGTGAGTGAAACCAATACCTCAGTAGTGAGACTGTATCGACTGATTCACATTAGTATCAGGAGAACCACCGGGCATTCAGTAACTTCTCACGACTTGAAGAGTAGCAGTAGTTTTCCAAGCCATAAAAAAAGGCCAGCGTTTTATGGCAGGCTCTCAAGGAATTTTAATCTTTTATTGTTGTTGTCATGGTGCCGGGTGCCTCCCGGTGACCCTACCCCAGTCAGCAAGGCCGCGTGCATACCTGCAGAGCGCAGTTGACTGGAACGCCCTTTCGCTTAGAAAGGATTCACCACATGCATAAATTACTCATGAAGTATTCACCCGGTCAATACTATTCAACATTCGCAAAAAAAAGCCTGCTCGGACAAGCAGGCATAAATAGCTAAGTTGGCAATAACTGAGGGAGTGGTGCCGGGTGCCTCCCGGTGGAAATGATCACAGCATTCATTCCCGCGCGCTGGTTGGACACTCTGGAGAAATGTCCTGCTGAACCGCCCCTCCGCTTAGGGGGATCCACCACTAAAACGCTTTCAGAAACATCCATTCTGCAGGATGCTTAAGAAGCATATGTGCAGTATGAAGAATCTGCCACGTAATTAAATGAATATATTCATTTAAATGGTACAGGAAGAGGGCCTTCAATCACCTCGGCCTCTCCGTTGTCGCAGATGTCGTCACCCTGTGTCAGATGCCAAATACCATTAAAAGTAAGTCCCGTCTCAAGGTCTTCAGTAACGCCATTGCTGTAGTAAGCAACCTGAATCCTACCGTTGTGCTGAATCCAGTAGTAACCTTCTTGCATGATCATCTCCTTAACATGATGAGATGAGTATATTGCTGAGTTGAGATGAATGGCGTTAAATATACTTAGGATTTATTTCTGTCATGAGGATAGGACTTCCTCATCACTGTTGCCGAACTACTCAATCAGATCTCATTCATCTCAGATACTTCAAACTGAAAGACATAGGGATCAGAAAGAAGCTCAAATTGCTCATCGTCTAGATAGGTTACCGCTACGTGGTAATTTTCACCTGCGAAAGCCTTAATGGATGAGAGATCACGCCAATAAGTTGCCAGAAAGAAATGCTCCCATTCTCCCTGTCGTTCACGCCGTACGTATGCACCTTGGTTGCCATTAACACTTTTAGAGTGCTTAACTCCCGTTAATTCAAGATGCGCAGCAAACCCATCACCGTGTCGTACTGGTACGCAACCATGCCATGTTCTTACAATCATACCCCTCCATTAAATGTCTGAAAGTGAATTTATATTCACATTATCATAATATTTAATCTCTTTGGGGGTTTAAAATGCATTCTGACGTCATAAAAAAGCCCCACGGGGTTAACCGCAGGGCTTTAAACGAAGGCAACAACCCATCGTTAGAGCAAAATTACCACAGATTCGGGAAAAGTAAATAGCTCACGATAAAATAACGCCCTATTTTGTTATCTGCTTAAGCTGTGCATCAGCCCACGCCTCTTCGATATCAAACTTGGTGATGAGCTGGTCGTAGAATGGCTTAACAGACTTCTTCCAGGTATCGAGGCTGATTGCATCCGTTATCTGACACACCGCGGCGTAAGCCTCAGTTGATGGAATTCGTTCATACCCCCGTCCGCTGCAGCGCTTACAGTCAGCCAGAACCGGCACACCCTGCTGTTCAGTAAGAACCTGATTAACGGCTTTCCCACGTCCATGGCAATCTTTACAGGCGCAACTTACAACCTTCTTACCCTTGCACTGAGGGCAGAGAACGCGCGCTAACTCCATGACCTGCCTACGCACCTCATACTCAGAAGGTCGAATATTCTCGACACCCATGTGCAAAGACATCTTCACGAACTTCTTCTCTTTTGCCGGAGTGTGAGACTTCATGCTGAAAACCTCAGCGTCAATAAAGCCTTCCCCATTGCAGCCATCACACTGCTTTACGCTGGCGGCGCTGCGAGAATAATCTTCGAAAGCGAAGGTGGCCAACTGATGCATCACCAGTGGCTTAACCCCGGCATCCAGTTTGCGCAGCGCAGCCACCCGATCGCACATGGTCAGCGCATACTGAGCCAGCAACTCGATCGCCCTCTCACGGTCATTGTTGCTGATCCCCATCTTCCCGAGAAAAGCGCTATAACCCAAAGCAGCCCGTTCCTGCGTCATGCCCATGGCCGCCATGACATCCGTCCCGGTCAGCGTATATGAACCAGTGGCGCGCGGAGAGTCGCTAATAAGCGTCGACTTGGCGAAGTGGTATTTCACGGTGTTTTCGAGGTTCATTAGGCTGCTCCTGCTGAATGATAGATACGAACAAAATTACGAAGAATGCGGTAATCCACCAGCACCGATCCCCGGTAGCGGTAAATGCGAAGGCGCTGCCAGCGCGCGCGGAGTATCTCAAGCGTTTCTGGCTTCATCTGGTCACCTCGATAATGATTTGCCCTGTCTCTCCCCAGATTTTGGTAACCCGTCCGTCCCAAACATCGCTATCCTCGTCAAACACTGCATCCAGCAAAGCTTTTTCCAGGTTGTCTTTGTCCGGCTTTTGTTGATGAGGCTGGCCGACATATTGCGCTCGCTTTGTCTTGCTCCAGCTCTTTGGCATGGGGATCACGAACGTGACGTGATATCCAGACTCCGGCAGACGGACGCCCAGCAACCTGACCTGTTCTTTGTAAGCCCAGTACGCTGCTGTTGCTGGCCGTTTATGCCATCGGTCACGCTGAGTCATTCTGGGCTTGCCAATCGGCGTAATTTCGTAAATTTTCATGCGGGCACCACCAGCCCGCGGCGGGCAACTTCAATCACTGTCAGAACAATCGCGCGGTCCATAAGCTGCCGGCGCTCTTCCCTATTCAGCTTATTCCCGTTATCAATGCTGTCATGACAGCAAACGCAGAGCGCAGCTGTCGCACAGTCATCGGTTTTTAATCCCATGCCTTTCCCTTCGTTCCGGTGTGCCACCTGCGTTTCCCATGCACCACAAAGAACACAACGCTCTATCTGCCCGACGGCAGCGAGCCATTTTTTGCTGCGATAAATAACCATGCTCACCCCCACATCCGGTTTCGCCAGCGGCTGTCCGGGCGCGCTGGTGTATTTGATGTCGGAAGGAACGCACTGACAGTCCAGGTCACGTAATCCTGATTAAGGCTACGCTCAACTCGTACCCCGCGAGCTTTGTAACGCTTAACCAGTTCGTCGGCCTGTTCGGTGCTGCAATCGGTGTGATGAAACCAGGTGTATTTCATGGCCATCACCCCGCAAAGCCAAGCAGCTGCGCGGCGACGTTTTCGGCCTCGTCACGGCTGCGGAATGAACGGGACAGGACCCATCGCCAGAGGACATCGAGCGCAGCTTTGTAGAGCTGCTGAAATTCGAGCTCGTCCATATTGGCAAACGAGATGCTGCGAGGATGCTTTTTGAGTGTTCCGTCTGGCAACTGAATGGCATCAAAGTGCCCTGCCTCGACGATCACCCAGGAGCGGTAAGCATCGAAGGATTTGCACAGGCTAATGCCATTCGTGACGCGCCGGTAAGCAACCTGCTCAAGATACTGCTCGGCAGCATCGATAAGCGCCCCCTCATTCCCGCCATAAGAAGCCAGGAACTTGGCGTAGCCGGTGATCAGCTTCCGCTCGTTACTCGAGATAGCCCCGCCGGTTGGTTCCCAGTATTCAAAACCGAGATTGAGAAGCGCGAAAAAGCGCCGATGGAATGCCGGGTTACGTACCCGCCTGAACTCGGCAACAAGAACATCGCCGAGCCGGGTTTTTGATTGCAGAATATCGCTGGTCTCGGGCGTAGCCGGGATCAGTATTCCTGAGTGGTGTTTGATAAGTTGTAATTCTAGCGCCAT